GAATGTAAGTGTCATAAAATTCTGGGGTGAGTATTCTTGTTTGAATAAATTCAATCATTCTATTCTCCCTTTCTGCATTTTGGAAGAGTTCCCTCTCCGTGACATTTCGGACAATTAATAAGATAACCCTCATCATCATAGTAGTAGCCTTTTCCACTGCATTTATCACAATCAACTTTTTCCCAAAGCTCTGAAACTTTCTCCCTCACTTTTGAGTCAAAGGCTGTACTAGTGACATAGTCATTGTCTTCCAAGTTTTCTTCAATTTGAATTGAGTCAATTTCACTTGAAATATCAACATTACCATCTGGAAATCTTTCTACAATCAACTTGGCAAAAAGATCCACATACTCAACTACATTTCTTTTCTGAACCTCAAAACAAATCTTCCAGAAAACTTCTTCTTTAAGTGTTTGTCTAGCTATGTCGAAATTATCATTAACGATAATTGCAGTATGTTCGTTAGGAAAAGTCTTTGATCCATCCTTGTTAGAGTAATCATTGAAATCATCTTCTGGATGGAAGTTGATATTGTTTTTAGCTAACAAGTTCACAAAGTCTTCAAAGTCTTTTGCAGTCGGAGTAAAAGTCCAGAAGTTTTTCAGATCAGCAAACTTTTTAAATTTTCTTATCTTTTCTGGATAAGTTGCCAAGACATCTTTCGTGAATTCAGTAAAAGCTAAATTCGGATTTACTTCCACAAGTTCTCTTTGGCTTTTCAGAAGACTTTCAAGACTTCCAATTTTATTGCCAATATTAAAATGTATTTTACTTGTCATATCTTTCTCTCTTTCTTGTCATTATGATCACTCACGGATTGAGTGATCCCATCTCGATCATCTCTGACCAAGAAATCTTTTACTTTTTCTTCTTTTTTAGATGGAATAATCTCATTGTTAGGATTAAACTTATACCTTTTCCATTTTTCTATTCTCAAGTTTTTATTTTTTATCAATCTTTTATTATATGAATTAGGGTATCTGCTAATATGATAGGATACTGTTTTTTCTAAAAAACCTTGTTCAATTAACTTTTGACAATATTCCAATGCTTGTTTTTTTGTTTTAAATTTCTTTCCATCTACAACAGTTAGTGACTCGATATAAATAGGAACATTATAAAATAGTGTTGTATTGCCATCTAAATATGATTTTCTTTTAGAAGATAGAACATCACATCTAATGTGATAATGATAATAAATATTGTCTGAAAGGATCATTTCTCTCTTTCTGTTAATGTAGGTATTACCTTATATAATATAATGTTATATGCAACCCCCAAATGAGGAAAATAAGGAAAAATGGTCAATATGCCGTTTTTTAAAAAAATAAATGTCTCTAAAACACCCCTAGAAAGGCTTTGTAGAGGTTGGGTGGTATGATTAGACCTTTATATTATAAAATGTAATATTATATGATAATTAGGGGTTTTTGGAGATTTTTCCACACCAATCAAGGAAATTGTCCGTTTTCATATTGGATTTCATCATATTGACTCGATAGCAGACCAATTGGAGATTTCCCTTTTCATATCTCTTGATGTCGGAGTCAATTCGATCCACGGAAACATTGGTGTCCACTTTCCCTCTTCCCTTGATGTGTGTCATTGGAAGATTGGTAATGGAACATCTTCCCTTCTGCTTGTTCCACAGTTCCATCAGATATTTCAGTGTGACTTGAGGAGAAAGAGGATGCCTTGCCGACTGCTTGACATTGCATAGCCAATTCTTGAGAAACTTGTAGGGAGTTGCTGACAATGTTTCGTGATCCTTGTCTCGTTTGTAGAGTGACCAAACTTTCTTCTGATGCTTGGCAACACACACTTTACACCAAGACTTACGACCATCCTTGCTTTGAGATTTCTTATCAAACAAATTATGTGGTTTTTTTCTCTTGCATCTTGTACAAGTTTTAAAAACTCTTCTCATTCAAAAGTATTTAACAATGAGAAATAGATTTGGCAATAATGCTGAAGCTTTTGCTTACACTTCTATAGCCTTTTTTGATAACTTATTATTTTTATTTTTATTTTAGTGATGAATTTGGTGTATGAAGTGTAAGGATTGGTGTTTCTTGTTATGTGATAAGGGATTGATACTTACACTACTGTCTTTTTAGAAGTGTAAGATCTTACACTAGTAGTGTAAGGATTGGCTGTTTTCCTTAACACCACGAAGTAAAAATGATATTGAAATATTGAAAGTAGGTTGTATGAAAAAGACTATTGATGGAAGAAAATCCAGAAAATTGACTCCCAAGCAATTAAGATTTGTTCACGAGTTCTGTACTAAAACTTTGTTAGGATTGCAATCAGCATCTGAGTCAGCAAGAAAGTCTGGATATAGTGAGAGTGTTGCAAGAAAAATGGCTTATGAGATGCAAGATCCAAACAAATATCCATTGGTTGCCGAACACATTTACGATTTAAAAAAAGAATTGCAGAGTAAATATTCTGTTAATATGGATAAGCATATTGCTAGACTTGATGATCTTGGCAAAAAGGCAGAAGAAGAAAAACAGTTTACTGCATCTATTAATGCTGAACAATTAAGAGGTAAGGCAAGTGGATTGTATGATCCAACAATTAGGATGGAGTCTGCAATAGAAAACTTGCCAAGAGATGAACTGATTAAACGATTGGAGGAGTTGCAGAAAAAGGGAATTGGAATTGTAGGGGAAGAGAATGTTATTGAGATGGAGAAAGAACTAAATGGAAAAGATATTAAATTGATTGATGATAAGACAGAAGAGAAACAAACTACTTCAGAGGAAATGCAAGATAAGTTAGAACCTATCTAAAACTAGTTTTTTAAAAAAAGTGTATCCTTATATATAATGATAAATTATTACACATTGTAACAAAGTGAAAGAGTCCAATCTTGTTAAATTAATTAGGGAAAACATAGACATATACAATTGGTTAAGGATTGAAACAACAACATTGCAAGGCTTTCCAGATTTAATAGGTATTAGTTCACAAATGGATACAGTTTTTGTGGAGTGTAAGATTGCTATTGGATCTAGAATTAGAATAACACCTCATCAAGTATCAATGAATATAAAATTGTGGGAAGAAAGTGGTGGATGCAATTACTTCATTGTTTTGGTTCAACAAGCAAAATACCTTCCCCCAAAGGGAGTGTTTTTGTATGAGGGAAAGGTTGCCAAGGATCTAGCCATAAACGGTGTCAACGAACCACCAATCGTGAACCAATGGATCGGCATTCGTGATCAGCTTCGGATGGTTCACGAACATCGAATTTTAAAAAAACGGATCACGGATCACGGATCGTGACCCATATGATATTATATAATAAAATATAACATACGGATCACGGATCGATGACTGTGTAAGAATTGTGTAAGAACTGTGTATTCGTGGTTCGTGTTCAATTAATCGAGGAAAACTAGGGAATTTCCTGGAAAACGGCTAGGTACTTATGAATTATGGTAAAAATGGCAGAAAACAAGGATAACCCACCACCCCAAAATAGCCCAGGATCCCTCTGGGAGCCGCGGCCAGGACCATGTTTTAAATCCGCAGCCACCAATATTTCATATGAAAAGATTTTTTTAGGGCATACCCCCTTTTTTTAGTATAATCAGTGTCAGGAGTCCCAATGGAACTAAAAAATAATAAATTTGAAAAGTATTCAGATGACGAATTGAAGCTCTTACTTGCTATTGGTATGCATGATGACGGCATCAAAGCGCAAAGTAGCTTTTTGCATTTTGTCAGAATGGTATGGCCTGAGTTTATCGGGGGATATCACTCTCAAATTATGGCAGAAAAATTTGAACAAATTGCCAATGGTACATTAAAGCGCTTAATCATCAATATGCCTCCTCGTCACGGCAAGTCGGAGTTCTCTTCCTTCTTGTTTCCTGCTTGGTTGATGGGTAAAAAGCCAAAAACAAAAATTATTCAAGCAACACACACCGCCGAACTTTCTTATCGTTTCGGAAGAAAAATGAGAAATCTTATGAATGATATAGAGTACAGGAAGATCTTTAAGGATGTGAGCTTACGCGCAGATTCAAAGGCATCAGGAAGATGGGACACGAACCACGGAGGAGAATATTTTGGTGCGGGTACCGGCGGCGCGATTACAGGACGTGGCGCGGATCTTCTAATCATTGATGATCCTCATTCAGAACAAAACATTACGGATAATGCGTTCGACAGCGCCTTTGACTGGTACATGTCAGGACCCCGTCAACGACTACAGCCAGGCGGATCCATCGTTGTCATCATGACGAGGTGGAGTGAACGTGATCTGACGGCGCGCTTGATCAAGCAGCAGGCCGAAGTGAAGGCGGACCAGTGGGAGATCATTGAATTTCCCGCATTACTTCCAAGCGGAAAGCCGATTTGGCCTGAATACTGGAAACAAGAGGAATTGGAAAAAATAAAAGCCAACCTGCCCGTCATGTCATGGGAGGCGCAGTATCAACAGCAGCCGACATCCGAGGAAGGGGCGATCATTAAAAGGGAGTGGTGGAAGAGATGGACGAAGGAGAAAGTCCCTGACCTGTTGCACGTCATTCAGAGCTATGACACGGCGTATTCCAAAAAAGATTCTGCCGATTTCAGCGCCATTACCACATGGGGGATCTTCAAAGGTATCGAGGGTTTTCGTGATAATATTATTTTATTGGATGTCATCAAAGACCGGTGGGAATTCCCGCAATTGAAAAGAATCGCGCTGGAGAAATACAAGTACTGGGAGCCGGAGACGGTGATCATCGAGGCGAAGGCCAGCGGAATGCCGCTCATTCAGGAGATGCGGCAGATCGGCATTCCCGTGATGAGCTACTCCCCCTCCAAGGGCAATGACAAGATTACAAGAGTGAACGCGGTGGCGCCTGTGTTTGAGAGCGGGATGGTTTGGATTCCTGAGGGGAAAAAATTCTCCGAGGAAATGATTGAAGAATGCGCGGCATTCCCTTATGGTGAACATGATGATTTGGTGGACAGCATGACCCAGGCGATCATGCGCTACCGTCAAGGAAATTTTGTATCACTGAAGGATGACTATGATGACCCGCCCAAGGAATATGAACACATGCCGGAGTATTATTAGATGGTAGCTCAAGCCCTACCATTAGTTTTATTAGCCGAAGCAATGGGAATGTCCATTCCAATTGTTACCGATTATTACAAAGAAAAGGGAATTGATCTTTCAGGATATGATGCCAATGATCTCGTCCCTCTGGAAGTTTTATTGCCCGAACTGGCGGAGACTAACCGCATTAAGAAATACCAGACATGGGATGAAAGTTTTTATCAACCAAAGCCTGTCGTAGAGGATACGGCTTTATCAGAGATTATTGTCCAGTCCGATAAGGATGATGACGAAGTCATTGATGTCAAGGAGGAGGATCTGGAAGTGATGCCACGGACGGACGTGTCCACCGAACCTCCCAAAAGTCCCGACCCCATTGATCCAATACCTGATCCTGAAACAGTCGCAAGAGAAATAGCGACACAAGCGGCGCAAGAACTTATTGATAAAACCGTAGATAAACTGGGAGAAAAATATCAACAGTTGGAGAAGGAAAAGAAAGGTCTTGTCTTTCCCAAGGAAAAAACGGACAATAATTTAAGGTTGCACAAGATGCGCCTGCAAAACATCACGGATGGCAAGACGGACACGTACCCTGGCAATCCTCAAAATGATCGAATAGTCTTGCAGCCTCCTAAGGGATCCAACTTGCCGCCCATAGTCATCGGCAATATTACGTTTGAGGATTGGGAGAGTAAGATCCTTAGTGAGAAGGAACAAGTAATGGAGGACGCCAATTGGTACGCCAAGATTTTTGGTCACTTTGATGTTATGGCGCAAGGCGATAAGAAAATGCAAGAGACACTCACGAAAGCGTGGCTGTCGGGACAGCAGAATGAGACACCGGCAAGCGCACTTGCCAATGTTATTTATATTCACGAACAGTTCAAGCGCGGTGTTCCTTTTGATGAAGTAAAGGGAAAAGGATTAACTACCGCTAATGACGCCATAAAA